GGCCCCGTGAGGGGCCCCTGGCGCAGTACGACCGTATTGCGTCCTGCCTGTTGATCCGAAGGGATTGCTGTGAGAGAGCGTTCCAGGACGTGGCGAGCATCAGCTGGTCACGGTACCGCTACCCATAACTACTTTTCTGGAGTTACGGGTTGGGGCACTCCCACCTCTTCTGAGTGGGATCCTGGAGCCGTGTGTTCTCAGCTAACGCTGGACAACACACATGACTGGCCTAGCGGCCGGTCTTCTGGAAGGGATGTAGGTGGTAGTTTTGTTTCTACCATCAAGGATGTTGAGTATAACGCGCCGCAGATCGCGTGTCGCTACTACTACAACGGGGACTTGTGGACGTATAATGGTCCATGCCTTGCATCTATCGATGATTGGCCTACCGTTGGCTCTATCACTGCTGGCACTGAGTCACAACTCAAAGCCGCAGGGACTACAGCCATCGCTAGAACTGTCCCAACATCTCCTCCTGCAAACGTCTCCGTCATGCTTGGTGAACTCTTCAGAGAAGGAGTTCCCAAGGCTGCCGGAGCTACCCTGCTGAAAAGCAGATTCAGAGACTATAGAGATTATGGCTCTGAATACCTGAACTACGAGTTTGGGTGGAAGCCGATTGCGGCCGACCTGAAATCAGTTGCGCGTACAATGATTGAGTCCGAAAGGATTCTCGATCAATTGGAGCGTGACTCAGGTCGGAACGTTCGTCGGAAGTTTGCATTTCCCACAGCAAACACTACCTCGAACGACTCATCAACTTTGACGAAATATTCAAAGGTGATTGGTCTTCCTCAAGGTAGTGCGATCTGGGGCACCAACAGCTGGTCCATCCGAGGCTCTCACGAGCGCAGACGGTGGTTCAGCGGTTGTTACACGTACCACTTCAAGCGGCCGACTGCTCACGCGAATGCAATGCGTGGTGCAGTTCAGTAAGCTCGAGTGGTGTACGGATTAGATCTCACACCAGAAGTGGTGTGGAATCTAGCCCCATGGTCATGGCTCGCCGACTGGGTTTCGAATGCTGGAGATGTTATGTCCAACATGTCGAGGTTCAGTCGTGACGATCTAGTGATGCGGTATGGGTACATCATGGAGCATTCTAAGAATGTCCATGTGCACACGCTCAACAACATCAGTTATTCACTAGTGGATAACGGAAGTAAGAGAGCCGTTGTTTCACCCTCAACAACATACACGAGGGAAACGAAACAGCGATACCCTGCAACACCTTTCGGATTCGGTCTCACTGAGTCTGGTTTTGACACCAGCCAGTGGGCCATTCTTGGCGCCCTCGGGATCTCTCGAGGGCCCCGCACGTTGTGACATTGTCACATCGCGGCTGCTTAGTGCAGCTGGTCCAACCATCAGGGAGCAATGGCTGTACCACAGCTATCTCCACGGTTACGTCTTCAGCCCAAAAGGCATTCAGACGTGCCCTTAACAACACTGCATATCCGGAGATCCCGGATGCAGACACTGCTAGGAGAAACTGCTCATGGCTTTCACCGATCCTCAGACCGTCACTATCAATGCGGTCGCCAACACCCTTCCGCGCGTTGGTTCTGGGCCCTTCTCAGGGTCCTTCCAGAACGCGGACGGCACTGTCCGTCTGTCGATTTCGCATGCCATTGGCAAGCGCGCTCGTCGGACGGTCCGCATCGATTTCTCGAAGATCGCCGCTGACCCGCTTACCGCGGAGAACGCTGAGTTCTCCATGTCGGCTTACGTCGTCGTGGACACTCCACTCCGTGGCCTGTCGGTCACCGAGCAGAAGCAGATCGTTGACGCCCTCTCGGCGTGGATGACTGCATCTTCGGGGGCGAATGTCACTAAGGTGCTTGGACAGGAGTCCTAGTACCTAAGCCCACTCATCTGGTTGGCTACCAGGTTTGTGGTGTGTGACATACGGTCGGATCAAAGAAGCCTGAGCCGAGACCTCGAACCCCTATTAGGAGGCCAAGGTGAAAAGCTCAGTGGAGGTGAGAAACCTCCTGCTTCTCTGGCAGGTGCTTGCCAATGAATTGGCAAGCGGATGTCGCACTAGCGCCACTCGTGACTTTGAAACTGTCACGAGGCGGACTGAACACGAGGGGTTGTCGTTCTTGACGATCACCCTACCTAGTTTTGGTAAGAGTCTCCAAAAGGCTCTTGACCAAGGTCAGGTGGACTCCTCCCTTTTCCAAGGTTTTAAATGGAAAGGGGGTCTCCCGGCATTTCTGTCGGGTTTCCTGAGTTCTGTGTTCTGTCCGAAAAGTGGTCGATTGCTCGATGATCCGAGTATAGAGGCCATAGTTGCCGTGAGGCAGCTGACCCTGTTATTCGGCAAGATCTTGATTGACTGTACCCCCGCAAGGGAGGCTGCAGCAATGAGATCGTTCATCGAGTGTGAGATGGAGGTGAAACGTGCGGACAACGAAAGGACCGAGGATGATTACCTCGAGTTTACTCGCGTGTCTCGCATGCTCTGGGCGGATGTCTTTTGTATCGTTGACCAAGAGGTCTACGATGGACGTCTTCTCCCCAGACATGGACCTGGTGCCACTGCTGATCGACTTCGGGGAAACCAGAAGTACGAACAGCGAGAGTGGACCAAGCGATTGGAGGATGTGTTTCCCTTCGGGGAATACGCACTTCCGAACGCAAGGCACAGTTATGTGCTTGACCATGTTCACCACCACGAACCCGGGACTGAGCGACCTGTCAAGGTTATTTCAGTCCCTAAGACGCTCGAGTCGCCCAGACTTATTGCCGTCGAACCTACTGCGATGCAATACATGCAGCAGGCCGTGGCTTCCAGTCTGGTACGAGTCCTCCAAGATCGGAATGACTCCCGATTTGGATGGCTTGTCGGATTCCGTGACCGTG